TCCTATATAACTTAGAGCATCCATGTATTCTTTTTCTTCAAAATGCTTAATAGTAGTCATATCCATTCTCCATTCATAATATTGATCTTTTTTTCCTTTAATTGGATATTTTTCTTTTTCTTCTTCGGTTACAGGAACAGCTTTAACTGCTGACCATTTCCAATTAGTTGCTTCATTTCCGTTAACAAATACCATGCCTTGTTGAGGTAAATTTACAGCTGAAGGCATCCATGTTTTACCTTCTGAGTCGATGTAGAATAAAGCTTTATAAATTTCAGGTAATATTTCCTTTTGTTCATTATAAAATTGTTCTCCTTCTTTCATTAATGAGTTTGTAGTAAAACCACAACCCATACAGTGATGCGTTTTAATAGCATCACCGTTAGAGGTTGGAATTTCATTTACAAAACAAGCGTCTGAGCCGCAGCGATCACATATTGTTAAGTTATCCATTTGTTGTTTTATTTAATTGTGGTAATTCCATTTTTTTAAGTTGAGGTAATTTCAAAGTTACTTCTTTAGGAAATTCGGGAATATATTTATTGAATAAATAATCGATATCATTTTTCATTTCATCCCAACTAAATTTCTGTTTGCTTTTATAAGCTTGACGTTTAGCTCCCTCAGTATAATTTTTATAGTTTTCAAATATATCTTTTAAATAATAACCTATATGACCTTGATCTGGAGAAAACCACTGACTGTCTTTAAGTAAAAAATCATTAGCAGCACTTGGGTGGACATTAGTTAATTGGCCTCCTAATAATGTAACAAATTCTTTATCTAAGAAATCAATATGACCACTCCATCCTGTAGTTAATATTGGTTTTTTAACTAAACTAAATTCAAGTAAAGGGCGTCCGTAACCTTCACCTTTAGTTAAATTAACCATTGCTTTTACTTTAGAATGGTTATATAATTCATTCATTTCTTCATCTGAAAAATCTCCTAGTAGTAAATAAATGTTTGGTAAATCATTTGAATTAACTGTTTTTTTAATCATCTTAATACGTTTAAGAATTTCTTCTCTATCAACGTATGATGAACCTGCTAGCGCTGTTTTTAATATTAAGGCCGGTTTCTTTGATTTATTTTTGAATGTCTCATAGAATGCTTTAATTAATAAACCAACGTTTTTTCTATCCTCACCTAAGTCTCCAGGAATCCAGTGCCCAACAAATAAATAAGCAAAATCTTCTTTAATCTGAATATCTAAAGAACAAGGAGTATTTGTAGCTTTATAAATGTTTATATCAGCACCCTCAAATAATACTTCAACTGGTTTTTGTAATTCAACTATGCCTTCAAGTTGATTAGTTTGTTTATTGCGTCTTTCAAATTTACTATCTTCAAATACTTTTTTAGAATGTTTAGACGAAACTAAAGTTAAATTCATTCTATTTATTCCTTCAATCCATTCAGGAGCACAAATAGTAGTTTCAATACCTGCTGTAACACCAATATTAAATTTTCCCACAGGTTGAAATTCATTTGGAACTGTAATCTGCATCCAAATTTCTGGTTGTTTAGGTAATTGGGGTTGATTTAGATTATAATCATATAAAAAAGCCCATTCGGGATTGTCTTTACAAAATCCCCAAGCTGTTTGTCCCCAACGTTGAGGAACTAGTTTAACATCATATTTATCTGATTTAATAATGGCTTTAATTACATCTCTTGAACGAGCGCCATAGCCCGAATATGTGTCATAGGGTGATGATATAATAAATAGTGGTTTCATTAGTATAACAATTTATGGTTTATAACATTTGGTTTTACTTCATTAGTATTAATTAGTTCAAATTTTTCTCTTGGTTTCCAAGTATTGAATAGTGTTGTAAAAGCTTCAATAACACGTTTACCTTGCATTTCACCTGTAAAACCAGCTTCAGCACCTAACGCCCATTCTCTACCTTCTAATCCTCTACGTTTTAATTCTTCTCTACCTAATTTATAAGCGTTCATAATTTGAACGGCTGCATCTTCAGCTGTACATCTATCATCCCAAATATAAGGTGTTGGAGGTGAGCCTACAATTGAACGACTTGTTGGAAACACTGGGAAAGCCCAATTGCCACATTCTTTAATTGTACCATTATGATTTGAAGGAAAATCAGCATCAAAATCAACCCATCCACTATCAATAGAAAAACGCATTTGATCTTGCATTCCACCCGTTACATTAGCAATGATTGGATTACCTGCTAAAATTGCTTCTGTTAAACTTAATCCCCATCCTTCGTTTGATGTTAATAAAATTTGAGCATCGGTACAATTATAAAGTAAATTCATTTCACCTGTACTATATCTAGCTGTAGAAAAATAAACATTATATTGTTCACCTTCTAATAATAACTCTCTAACTGCTTCTAAATCCGTTCCATGTTCACTTACTATTTCAGTATGTAAAATAAAAGCACATTTTTTAGCTTGTTCAATTGGTAATTGATCTATAAACAATTTATAAGCTAACATTGTGTCAGGAATTTGTTTACGTCTAATATTTCTAGAATTAAAAAATAAAACAAAATCGTATTCTTTAGTTCCAAATATATTTTTCTTAAATTTAACTAAATCAACATCGTTTTTATCTAAAGGTTTTATTACTTCATGATTTAAACCATGAGGAACATATCTGATAACTTTATTTTTAGCTTTATCGCCTAAAACTAATTTATTAATATTAACAGTTTGTTTTGAAATTCCCATTAATAAATCACATGCTTCATAATATGCTTTATTATAAAGTGGTGCTGGATAATCATCCCAAATATTCAAATATGCTATAGGAATATTTTTACGGATTTCGTTTTCAATTTGAAAAATGTGAATAAAATAACGAGGATCAGTAATCAACATTATAGCATCTGGTTTTTCAAGATCAATAATGTTGCGAATTAACTCTTGAGTACCATAACCATCTACAGGGTAAACAAATACTGAAGCGTCTGTTAAACCTGAGGTTTCATTAGTTGATTGTGATAAGTCAAAACGTTTACCAGCTTCCGGGTGCTGAATAGATCCACCCAAACATACCCAATTAAAATGTTGTGCTGTGTGTAAAACGATTTCTCTACCTACTGTAGCCACACCTGAGTGTACTCGAATATCGTCTGTAATTAGGAGAATTTTTTTCCTCTTCTCAGGAGGTAAATACATAAACTCTGAATTCATATAACTATTTTAGTGTTTTTAATTAATCTTTTGTGTCTATATTATTGTGATTGTGAATTTGTTTTCTAAAATTCTCATCAGTAAGATACAAATGAATAGTGCGGTCGGCAAGTTTTTGCAAGGAAAATTTGTACTTAACACAAGCGATCTTAAAACTTTCGAATAACTCGCTCTGTACCTTTACAGAGGTCAATGTCATGTCTTTTTTGCTCATAAATTTAATTTTGTTATCGTATATAAATATATTAGGATTCTTATAAAGTCAAACCCTTATCACAAAGTTCTTTCTTATCTTTAAAAGGACAAAATAAACAATTGTGTTTACTTGGTTGAGGTTGGTAAGTTTTATCTTTGTGAGTTCCCTCTATATTAAATACTTCCTCGATAAATTCTTTTACAGCAGTAGTTGCTTTATTTAATTTTACTTTACCGCTTGCTGGTTCAAATATTTGAACTCGTCTAATAGGGAAATCACTTACTTCAGGTACCTTTCGTTTGACTATAAAAAATTCTACTTCAATATTGTCAATAGGGATATTGTATAATTGGCTAAAATATTGTTTGTATAATATTAATTGGAATTGTTTATCTTCGTCTTTTTTATTTATATCACTCCAACCACGAGTTGATGTTTTAATATCAATAATTTTAATTTTATTTGTTGGTTCATGATATAAAACTAAGTCTAAATAACCTTTATAAATTGTATTTTTGTAAAGTGGATTAGGTGTTAGTTGAATAGGTAATTCACAACCTACTAAACTCCATTCCTTTTTACTAAAATAAGTATTTCTTTTTTTCTTAATATATTTTAAAATTTCAACCCCGTCGTTATAAAATTCTCTTAATTCACTAGGATTACTAAAATGAATTTTTTTATTATCCTCATAACTTTTTCTATAAACCTCACCTAATTTATCTTCAAAATAAGTCTCTAAATCAAGTCGATCAGCTTCAGCAGCACTTACTTCATACAATGTAGTTATATAATGTTGTAATGTTTCATGTAATGCTGTACCAAACGTCATATGGATAGACTGTTCTGAAGTATAATGTCCATCTTTATATTGTAAAGACCATTTACGAGGACAACTACGAAATACAGACAACTGACTAAATGATATCGATTTTTGATATGCATATTCAATTGGTAAAAAAGTACGTTGTCTAACTTCCTTTATTATTGCGGGTATAACCTTTTTCTTTTTACTCAAAACTTATTGAATGTATGGTAATTTGTATAGTAAGCGTATCCGTTTACATGGTTAGTACTTAAAAATAATTCTAATTCAGGATATCTTGATTTCATAACTCTAGGAGTTAAATCCCATTGATAATGAATTTCTGATTCTACTCCATCAACTGCGTCTTGGGGACATAGATAAGGAACAGCAACTAAACACTTAATATTTTTTTCAGTGATTGATTGAATTAATCTTTGAGCTTTCCAAACCGGAATATGTTCTAAAACATCTCCTATAATGATATAATCGTAATCATCTATATCAAATTCAGTAATATCTCCTACAAATACATTTTTATAATATCTTTTAATATTATATTTTTCAATATAGGGTTCATGAATTTCAACAGCATCTATATTTAAATCTGTTAAATTACTTCCATAAATACCTATTCCTGGACCTACGTCTAATATTTTATAACGTTGAGGTAAATGTTCTAACACCATCGTTCTGATGTGTTCAAATATAGCTTCTTTTAAATCGTGTAAACTTGAGGGCATTTTATTTTTTCCATTTATTTCGTAAAACCATCATTGCTATAATTCCATAATTAGCAATGTCTATAAAACTATCTATCATTCCTTCTCCACCAACATAATTCTTACCATTTTTAAGTAAGTTTTTTAGGCGGTTAATTTTATCACTACAACGTAACCAAATTCCCATAATTGAGAATTTTACATCTTCAGCATCTGATAAATCTGATCCTAAAGCAATATTTCCAATTCCATAATCCATCATTTTTTTAGCAAACAAAGCGTATTGTTCGGTTTGAATTTTTTTAAATTCCTCAGCTAATGTAGGATATGTTTCTTCAAATGCTTTTATTGCATTTTGATTCTCATATGAGTAAGGATATAACTCATTGTTTTTTGTCATAGAATTAAGTCTTTTAATAATTTTTTCTGTTCTTTTTCATCTACACCATGTTTGTGTAAAATATGAATAATACCAGCTTTGCCTAGAATATACGAATATTCTTCGGCTTCTCCAAGCGAAACGGTATATTCTTTAGCAATGTACTGTAGAAGAGTGTCGGGGGTACGTTTTTTAGATGACTTAATGTACTTTAAAAAAACATTTTTTTTCGGAATCATGTCGCAATAGATTTTATAGATTTTTTCTTTTTCGGTGTATGGTATGGTTTGAATGTAATTTGCTATATCAATATATCCTTCATACATACTGATGAAACGATGAGTCATATAAGGGTTAAATGACTCCTTTTCAACTTCTGTAAAT